GGGTTTTTGGTGGGCAGGGATGTTGTTGATCCTGACCAGCCACAATTGCAGTTGGGTAAGATTTTAGTTGATGACCCTAGAGCTTTGCGTAACCCGCGGCCAGACCGTGGTTTAGATGAAAGCAGAATACTTTCTTCATTTGACCCGGTAGGGCAGGTAGGCTTGGGCATGACAGGACATGTGGGTGTCGTTACGGTGGCTACAAGCTAATGGCTTTTACATTTACCACTCTCAAGCAGGCAATCCAAGATTACCTAGAGACGAATGAGACAACGCTTGTCAATAATCTGCCGACTATTATTACTCAGGCAGAGGAGCGCATTCTCAAATCTGTCCAGTTGCCAAACTTCAGAAAGAACGTAACAGGCACAACGACGCAGTCAAATAACTATTTGGAAACGCCAAGTGACTTTCTTTCCCCGTATTCGTTAGCTGTCGATAACAGTGGTTATGAGTATCTATTGTTTAAGGATGTAAATTTTATACGCCAAGCGTATCCGGTTGCATCGACAACTGGCATTCCAAAACACTATGCCCTTTTTGACAACAACTCATTTATTTTAGGCCCAACACCTAATGCCAGCTTAACGATGGAGCTGCATTACTTTTACGAGCCAGAGTCAATAACCGTGGCTTCTAGCGGTGCAAGCTGGCTGGGGTCTAATGCAGAAAACGCCTTGCTCTATGGGTGCTTAGTAGAGGCTTATACTTTTATTAAGGGTGAACCTGACTTGATGCAGTTGTATCAGGCCCGGTATGACACTGCCATGCAGGAGTTGATCTCACTTGGTGAAGGCTACAGCACAACAGATAGTTATAGAGCTGGAGCGGTAAGAGCTGGTAGATGACGTTGCACGGTGAGGTTAAAACAAAAGCATGTTAATTGAAGCGCCACAAATGGAGATAGGCAATGTAATTGTCACCACCACGGTAGATGGTGGACACGATCCTGCGTTCTGGGCACAGGCTGCCGCAGACCGTATTGTGAGCGTAGGGGGCAATTGCGCCCCTGCAATAGCGCAACAAGCGCAAGCTTTTAAAGAATCGGTTAGAGCTACGGCGCTACACTGTATACAAGAGGCAATTAAGAGTGATAGAACCACGTTGATTGCTGAGTTTGAACGTCAAGGCCATAAGGACATGGCAGACATAATTAGGAGTCTATAATGGCAATCGCGACTGCAATGTGTACGTCTTTTAAGAAAGAACTTTTAGAAGCCAAGCACAATTTCTTAAACACTGGTGGTGACACTTTCAAATTAGCGATGTTTACAAGCAGCGTTACTTTGAACGCAAGCACCACCGCATACGCAACCTCAAACGAGATAACGGGCACGGGCTATACCGCTGGTGGCGGTACGCTAACCCGTGTTGATCCAAGCACTTCGAGTACTACAGCTTTGACAGATTTTGCTAACCTGACGTTTAGTTCAAGCAGCCTCACTGCAAATGGGGCTTTGATTTATAACGACAGTAATAGCGATAGAGCAGTATGCTCCTTGGCTTTTGGTGCTGATAAGACCTCTAGTTCCGGGGATTTCACCATTCAGTTTCCAGCAGCGGATGCGTCTAACGCGATTATCCGTATCGCATAACGGGTAGTTCATGGCTAACATCAACGGCTGGGGCCGTGGTGGTTGGGGCGAAGGCGCGTGGGGATCTCCCCTACCTGTCGAAGTCACAGGCACCGCAGGAACGGGTGCGATTGGTTCCGTCTCAGTTGTTGAGGGGGCTGGCGTTGCCGTATCTGTTACCGGCGTATCTGCGACAGGCTCGGTCGGTACAGTCACTGTTAGCGCAGATGCGAATGCCTCTGTAACAGGGGTTTCCTCTACTGGGTCCGTTGGTTCCGTCACCGTTGTTAGTGATGCGAACGTTTCTCCCACGGGTGTATCGGGTACAGGGGCTGTCGGCTCCGTTACCGTTAGTTCTGATGCGAATACTTCTGTAACAGGCGTTGCCGGTACAGGCGCTGTTGGCAGTGTAACGACCACCCAAGGAGTAACAACCTCTCCCACGGGTGTTGCGGGTACAGGATCTCCCGGTTCAGTTACTGTTGTTGAAGGCTCTGGCGTTGATGTCTCTATCACAGGGGTGTCTGGCACAGGGTCTGTCGGCTCTGTAACTACTACTCAAGGCGTTGGGGTATCCGTAACAGGGGTTGCCGGTACGGGGTCTCCTGGTTCAGTTACTGTTGTTGAAGGTACAGGTGTTACTGCATCCGTCACGGGTGTTTCTGGGACTGGAGCGGTTGGCAGTGTAACGACCACCCAAGGAGTAACGACATCTCCCACAGGCGTTGCCGGTACTGGAGCGGTTGGTAGTGTAACCACGACCCAAGGAGTAACGACCTCTCTTACAGGCGTTGCTGGTACAGGCTCAGTTGGCTCCGTTACCGTTAGCGCGGATGCAAATACTTCTGTAACAGGGGTATCTGGCACAGGGTCTCCCGGTTCCGCTACTGTCACAACAGACGCGAATGTATCGCCTACGGGCGTTTCTGGCACAGGCTCGGTTGGCTCTGTCAGCGTTGTCGAAGGTTCTGGCGTATCGTTCTCGATCACGGGCGTTGCCGGTACGGGGTCTCCCGGCTCCGTTACGGTTACAACAGACGCGAATGTATCGCCTACTGGCGTTTCTGCCACAGGGTCTATTGGCTCAGTTAGTGTCGTTCAAGGCTCTGGCGTTGATGTTTCAACTACAGGTGTAGCGGGAACAGGCGAGGTTGGAACACTCACTGTCACAACGGATGCAAATGTCACCGTAACGGGCGTTGCCGGTACGGGGTCTCCCGGCTCTGTCATTGTTGGTGAGGGCGTTGGCGTATCTGTCACTGGTGTTTCTGGTGAGGGGGACGTTGGCGCACCTACGGTAGCCCTAGACATGGTTGTTTCTGTATCCGGTGTTTCCGGTGCAGGCGAGGTTGGCAGTGTAACCACTGCTCAGGGCACGACTGTCTCTCCAACGGGGGTTTCTGGTACTGGTGAGGTTGGTTCGGTCACAGTTGATACCGAAGGCAATGTTACCGTTTCTGTTACTGGCGTTGATGCCACAGGTTCTCCCGGTTCAGTTACCGTTGTTGAAGGCTCTGGTGTTACTACCTCTATTACTGGCGTTTCTAGTGATGGTGAGGTTGGCACTGTAACGACGGCCCAAGGAGTAACTACTGCCGTCACTGGTGTTTCTAGTGAGGGTGACGTTGGCAGCGTAACCGTATCCGCCGGAATTAATGTTGCTGTTACTGGTGTTTCTAGTGATGGTGACGTTGGTTCGGTCACTGTTACCGAAGGTACAGGAGTAACTACCGCCGTCACTGGTGTTTCTGGTGATGGTGAGGTTGGTTCGGTCACTGTGGTAGCCGCCTCAGACGTTACGGCATCTGTTACTGGTGTTTCTGGTGATGGTGAGGTTGGTTCGGTCACTGTTGGCACTGGCGTTGGCGTATCTGTTTCTGGTGTTTCTGGTGAGGGCGATGTTGGGTCTGCCACTGTTGGCACGGGCGTTGGCGTTGCCGTTACCGGAGTTGACGCTACAGGCGATGTTGGGACTGCCACGGTAGCCACTGGGACAAGCGTATCCGTTACGGGTGTTTCTGGTGAAGGCGAGGTTGGTACACCTACTGTAGCCCTAGACATGGTTGTCCCTGTAACCGGTGTATCGGGCACAGGGGCACCGGGTACAGTTACTGTTGGCTTGGGACAAACTATTGTTCCGACAGGCGTTTCTGCCACGGGGCAAGTTGGTAGCGTAACCGTTGCTGGGAATGCAATCGTTGCTCTAACCGGCGTTTCTGGCACGGGTGAGATAGGATATTTTAATATCTGGGGGCTTGTAGATGACTCTCAGACGCCAAATTGGAATGATATAACCGACAGCCAGACACCAAGTTGGACATCAGTTACAGACACGCAAACGCCAAGTTGGTCAGCGATTACAGACACACAGACGCCAAGTTGGAATGATATAAATGATAGTCAGACACCTGGCTGGAAAGAGGTAGCTTAAATGGCAACTTATGTAAATGATTTACGGCTCAAAGAGATTGCTACAGGTGATGAGTCAGGCACCTGGGGTACGAGTACCAATACTAACCTCGAATTAGTGGCTGAAGCTTTTTCCTTTGGCACAGAGGCAATCACTACCAATGCTGATACGCACACAACGACTATAGCGGATGGTGCCACTGATCCCGGTCGTTCTTTGTTTCTCAAATACACGGGCACACTGGACAGCACTTGTACCATCACCATCGGTCCAAATACGGTTAGTAAGCTCTGGCTTATAGAGAATGCAACAAGCGGGTCACAGAGTATCGTTATTAGCCAAGGATCTGGCGCGAGCATTACTATTGCCAATGGTCAGACCAAAGCCATCTACAGTGATGGTGCTGGTTCAGGGGCAGCAATGGTTGATGCGTTCCAAGACCTGTCAGTACCTGATCTGTTTATCGATGACGATCTAACAGTTGGGGATGATCTATTGCTGCTGTCAGATTCTGCTGTTTTGAAGTTTGGTGCCGATGGCGATACCACGCTAACCCACACAGACGGAACAGGACTCACCCTCAACAGCACCAATAAATTGACATTTGGTGATGCGGCCTCCTTTGTTCAACAATCCAGCGATGGCGTATTGCGCGTCGATGGCGAAGCGACAATTGATCTGAACGCCTCTACCGCAGTGACTGTAAGCAACGATCTCAAACTAGATAGCGATTCGGCGGTCCTTGGTTTTGGTGTAGATAATGATACCACGCTGACGCACACAGACGGCTCTGGCCTTACGTTGAACTCCACCAACAAGATCATGTTCAACGATGCCAGCCAGTTTATACAAGGCTCAAGCGCCACAGTTTTGTCGTTAGGTGCTACGGATGAGATTGACCTGACGGCAACCGCCCTCGATTTCAACGGCACAGTTGCGATAAGCGGCAACACCACGATTGAAGATGGCGCGGACTTGATCACCGCAACAGCGGGTACAGATAACGTCCGTATTGGTGAAGGTGCGGGAGACA